ATGGCATTCCCAACACGCGGTGGGTTTTCCGCTATTCTAAATCTTCCCAGCGATTTAATCGTGGGACAGAAAAATATGCCTGTATTCGAGTGTGTAACTGCCGGTTACACTTCTCCGGATTCAGGCGAATTCGTGGCTTCTAGATTTCCACCCAACCACGAATTGAGACAAGAAATTAGAAATTTTATCGGGAACCCAGAATGGGACGATCCAGATTTGACATGGATAGATTTCCACATTCAATTGGCGAAACACGCCATAGACGTGGAAACTAAACTCAATCCAAATTTACAAATTTTCTGGCAAATGGAAAAATCTAGTCAGTCGGGAAGATATCATCTCCATTTACTGTTCGTAGAAGGATGTACTTCCAGGCAAATTACATGGATAGTCAAAAGAATGAGAAGGGAACTTTGCAACAAAGCTGCAGAAATGTTGCACATGTTTTGTCCTGATTTCCCCAAAAGTCAAATTTGGGGATCGCTGGTGAATATCCAAAACGCTATGCTTTCACTGAATAGAGGATACTCACCGAGAATTGGGAAACCAATCCCCCAACCAGTGAATCCATACTCATTTCTAAAATACTACATGTTCAATTCTGCTAAAATGAGCTTTCTGAGAGGGGCTACTCCAAAATTAGCTGAAAAATTACCAATTGGTACAAGATATGCTAGATTTGAAGGGTCTCCTGACCTGGACGAGGGTCCCGAAATTCCATCGCAGGAATTAACTCCAGGGGACACTCTACCTGTATGCTATGTAAGTACTGAAACTGATTGGGGGAATGGTGGGGGGGAGACCGTAATCAAAACCAGTATCATTGAAAAATTATGCATGGAAGCATTGAGATTATGCAGAGAAAATCACATTTTTACCATGAAAGCATTTAAGCTAAAATTCCCAGACAAATTCATGCAATTCAGTTCGCGAAATCAGGGGTTAGTGAAATTAGAAGAAACAATAAACCTATATTGTGAGACCATTATCAACGAACACAATGCGTGGGAAATAGCTAAATCAATACATGGAGATGTTGACACAGCTGATCTAGATGATAATTTAGCCATCCGGTTATGCAGCTACCAAGGATATAGTCCAAAGTACGTTGCTAGACTGATATTGTGCTGGCTATCCGGACAAGCAGGAAAGAAAAACGCATTATATTTCCACGGACCAGCCAATACTGGTAAAACAATGATGGCAGAAAGCATATGCAAAATGGTTCAAATATACGGTAATGTAAATCACAACAACAAAAACTTCCCATTCAACGACTGCCACAATAAGGCAGTACTTTGGTGGGAAGAATGCAGCATGACAGAAGAACACGTAGAATCAGCAAAATGTATCATGGGGGGATCCTCAGTGAGAATAGATAAGAAAAATCAAGATTCGGTCCTATTATGTAAAACTCCGATCGTTATTACTTCCAATAACGATATCACTCAAGTTTCAAGCAGGAATGCCATCTCAACAGTTCATGCAGCTGCAATAAGAGCAAGATGCTTAAAATTTACATTTAACAATTGGCTAACTTCAAATTGGGGATTGATAACCGTTGAACAAATGTACCAATTTTTATGCTGGGGAGAATTAGAGGGCATTCCGAACGTGGATAGTCTCCTAAAAGATCATCCCGAATTTAACGGGACTTTGCCTTATAACCAACCCAAAGGTAAATTTTGTGCCGATTGTGTTAACCAGTTCAGCACTGCAACTAACCTGACCGTGTGCCCAGCCTGCTCCGGGTGGACAAGAAAGCCCTTCTCCGAAGAAGAGGAACCCCCCTATACTGGTTCTGAATCCGGGCTCTTTGAGAAAGCCAACGAAGGTAAGAATGAGGTCCCAGGGATTTATCCCGTAAATAGTGGATCCAGGTTAATCCCTGAGGCCCCAATCTTACAGAAACCATCGACCTATTGGGAGACGGAGATCCCCAGCGAATCGAGTGGATTTCCAGACGAGCCAGACTTCACCGCAAGCGCAAAACTTCTCCTGAAAGTGGACGATCTCCACCTAGAAAGCGATCTGAAAGTGGAGCAGGATCCTCTGGAGTGCAAAAAGTGCTGTCTGGTTCAATAGGCCAACTCGAAGGTAAAAGCATAACATTTAATGATGATCTACCTTCCCTTACTGAGTTATTTTGCGACGAAACGCTCCCCCCATCCCCGACATCCCCAATCAATCTCCCTGAACCCTCTCGCGTGGTACAATGGGGGGACTTCAAAGCTCAATGGGTGGAAGGATACATTGGAAAGTGGAGGGTTGCATTTTCTAATTTCATGTGTTGGTATAACAATAATATTGCACAAATTGAAACGGTAGAAGGTGATCCATGTACTAATACTAACGTTTTTCACGAGTTATATCTCCCTATCAAGCAACACGCCATGGACGCACGCATGCTGAAAATGAAAATCGAAGACAAAATACTAAAAGGCGACTTCTCACAAGACGTACACTTAGACATGACATTAACACAATGCATTCAAACAGCACTTAGCGATGACCCAGCAGGGATATGGCCATGTGTAGACAGGTTAGCTAATTACTGCAATGTTATATTGGCTTCTATAGGCACACAATGAAATACAAAGCTCCGAAAGGCTACGTCCCTTCACTACCCACTACTGACGAAGAAGCATATCACCACACTAGATGGTGGCTGGATCATGTTGAAAATTATGGAAAAAATAAAGCTATTGGTAGAGGCAAAGGAAAAGCTAGGAAAGAGCTCACACCACAACAAAAAGCTGAACGCAAACGCTTTTTTATCACGCAGGCACAAAAAAATAAAAAACCTAATTACGGCATCCCATCTTCATCGCAGCACAAAGAGTTTTTCAAAAATCATCAGGGGGCACAAGGGGGAAAAGCAAAGCAAAAAACCAAACATATAGAAAATCAAGCACCACAAAGGCAAGAGGACCCAGAGGAAGGGCCCGCACCTAAACAACCTAGAGTAGAAGAAAACCCATATAATCAAGAAGAATTAGAAGAAATGATGGCCGATGAGAATGAACCTGATCAATCTGGGATCCCTATGGAATTGAGCGATGGGCCGGGAACCGTAGGGGGTGGTGGTGGTGGGGGAATCGGGCATTCTACCGGTAATTGGAATTGTGATACTATATGGGCTGAAAATACATGTAAAACCTATGCAAGCCGCCATTGTGTCTGTCTTATGCGTGACATGGATCAATATAAAGCAATTGGCAACGCTAACGGGCAACACGGGTTAGACACTGAAAACCAAACACAATATTTCGGGTTCTCCACACCATGGAATTATATTGACTTTAATCAATACAGCGTGCACTTTAGTCCACGAGATTGGCAACAGCTAGTTAACAATTATTCGAGATGGCGCCCACGCGCCGTACACGTGAAAATCTTTAACCTGCAAGTCATCCAGAAAACAGTAACAGATAGCGGTACCCAGTACTCTAACGACTTGACAGGCACAATCCAAATATTTGCAGATCAAGAAGGCAGATATCCTAGGTTATTATACCCTAACCAAACAACTCTAATGGGTCCATTTCCATCCAATATATATTATCTGCCTCAATACGCATACATGACAAGCATGTTTAATTCGGGTGGACCAACTGTATCATCTTGGTGGGGTTTCCCGACACGCGAAAGCGCATTTTATTGCTTAGACGAGAGCCCATCGCAAATGTTAAGGACCGGTAATGAGTGGGAAACTACATTTGTTTTTCCATCGAGTACACAATGGTGTAACAATAAAATATCAACTGTGTCCATCACACAGAGACAAAACCCATTATACGATACATGGAACGTTAATGGCAGAGGCGATGACGCTAAAAGAGGCAATTTCTGTACTTGGAGAAGCCCATGGTATCCAGGGCCTTACATTTACCTAACCGATACATCCGCAGCATCACAGCGTTTAGAAAATCTTGCTAACGTTGCCGTAGGCCCAGACGGCATGCCTCTGGCACCAGGAATGCCACAATACAGATCAGAATCCGATAAAGACGAATATCTACATACATTTTGGGTACCTAAAAAAGTTAAAATGAATGAAGGAGACATACGTAACGCGCAAATAGATGTCTCCACTGCAACCAAAGTACAAGTAGATACATCGACACTATACAATACATGTCCTAGATCAGGATACATGTCAACTGTTTCACAGGGAGGGGCACCCGCACCTATTGTCTGGTCAGGATGTGTACCAGGCATGATATGGGACAATAGGCCAGCCACTTACTTCGACCCAATATGGCAACAATTCCCAGAGACAGACGAACAATTCAAAATTATCTCTCAATTGGGGGGTATACCTGTTAAAGAATCACCTGGTCACATTTTTGTCAAAGTCACGCCTAAGCCAACCGGGGCTGCAAATGGTTTGATCGATGAATATTGTACTTTTACGTGCACTGTCGAAATAGAATGGGAATTAGAACCACTCAATACTCACAGATGGAACATGAGAAGCATGATTTCGTACGAGACCACCGATGCCAAAGCTGGAAGACAAATTGTCGATGAAAATGGTCAATACCAGGTCAATGTTAACTCGGCTGACATTACTCGTCTGTATATGACCAAGCGCGCGCCGCGGACCAACTAA